GAAGTTATCTGTTCCTTTTTTTAGTAAAGTATTGATGAACTCTCTTTCAATCTCGCTTTCGTTGAATGAAACATCTTTAACTTCTTTGTTTTTATGACATGTTGCACAAGTATAACGTCTAACTTCATAAGATCCTCCATTAGCACGTTTTTGTATCGAGCTAACTAGGTAGAGTTTGTTTTGACATTGCGGACACTCTATAACACCTCTAAATATAGAATTATGTTTTGTTTTAGATTTATGTGTCCTTTTATCAATAATATCAAGCATCTTTGAATGTTCATCTTCGCTTATGATTGGCTCATGCGTGTTCTTTATTAGTAAATCTCCATGTTTGGTATGTCCTCGCAAAATCGGGTTTCTCATCCACCCAAGTACTGTCTTCCTGTTCCATTTTGTTATACCAGGTGGTTTCTTCTTGCTTTCTAACAGCCTAACAACTTCATTAGCGCTCTTACCGCTCAGTAACTTATCCACTATGAAACGAATATATTCGGCGTATTGATTAGGTTTTAATTTTTGATCTACTAAGTCATAACAAAAAGGTTGAACTTTAATATACTTACCACTTCTAACTGCTGCACGAGCTCCTATTAAAGAGCGCTCTCGTATTGTCTCACGCTCCCATTCTGCCATTGCACCAACCATTGTTATAAATAACTTGCCTATAGCAGAAGTTGTGTCAAATAACTCTGTTGCGCTTTTAAAAGCTATATTGTTTTTTTCGAAAACCTCTAACATTTCCAGTAAGTCTCTAACATTACGTGTTAATCTGTCCAATTTGTATACTAGTACTAAATCGAATTCTTCTAATCTATCAAACAACTTTTGTAATGATGGTCTTTTCATTGAACCGCCAGAAACGCCTGGGTCTGAAAATACTTCGTATCGATCCCAGTCGTTAACTTCACAAAATGAAATTAACTTTCTTTTTTGTTCGTGGATAGAATACCCTTCATTTGCCTGTTCAGCGCTTGAAACTCTAGTGTAAATTGCTACTTTCATGTGTTCCCTCCTCAAAATTGGCAAAAAATAATAAGGGTAGGCGGGCTACCCGAAATTTTATTGTTGAACAACTATTGCTTCACTTCTTGCTTTTCCTACTTCTTTTCTAAAACTATCATATGATTGATTAGGGTGTGTTAACGACATTCCTGGACCACCTCCAGCATGTTGGTTTTTGTCCGGATTATTTTCCATTTCTTCAGTGGCTCTTTTAGCATTTAAATATTCTTCGTAACTAGGTTCGTTTGGGTCGCGTGGTTGTGCTTGTTGTCCATTATTGGTAGCTGGAAGATTCTTCTGTACCTGTTGCTTAGATGTGTTATTGGTTTGTTGATTGTTGTTAATGTTTGTGTTGTTCTCGTTGTTTACTTGATTATTGTTATCGTTTTGATTAGCATTTTCTTTTTTAGCTTCTGCTTTTTCTTTAGTTTCTTTCTTTTTATCTTTGTTCTCTTTCTTCGTTTCCGTTTTCTTGCTTTCCTCTTTCTTATCGCCGTCGTTACTACCACATGCGCCTAACACCAACGTACTTGCTAATAGTAAACCTAATAATCTTTTCATGTTCATTTCTCCTTTGTTTATATTTCCTTATATTTAAAAACTCTCAACGGCTCAAATGTAATAGAATACTCGCCATAGTGAGTTCCAATACCATATATCTTTTTATATTGTTCTATTGCTTCTAATATGTATTCTTCGCTTAGTTGTAGATACTCAGACAACTCATACAAGTTGCGTACGCCATAATTATAAGCTTCTACAATTTCGCGTAGCGGTACAGCTGAGATAAAGCCGTGTCGTCTTGCGTAATTTTCGAACTTGCGATTGTTGAAATTCGAGTAATCGGCTATATCACCGTATGTAAGTTTATTATGCGCTAATTCTTCGAAGAGAATTCCTGCTTTTTCTCTATCTGATAAACCACGCTTTATTAAAATTAAATCTCCTAACCATACCCCGTCTAAATTATCTGGAAGTACATCAGCCTCTCTTATTTCAATATAATCATGTTGTATTAAAGTTTCTTCATATAATCCCATCTGATACATCCTTTACTTACGTTTACTTCTTATATAATCTGCATAATCTAAAACTCTTTGCCACTCGTCATCAGTTAATTCTCCTTCTAAATGAGCTGCACGATGTTGTACTTCGTTTTCTGTTTGTCTATTTTTTAATAGTAAATATTCTGGGGTAACTTTCAATGCATTGGCAATCTCAGCTATATCCTCCATAGGTATTTTTCTGCTACCGTTTTCATATCGGGATAAGGTAGATTTATTGACACCTATCTTAGTTGCAAAATCAGTTAAATTCACATTATTCTCTTTTCGTAGTTGTTTGATTAATTTACCTATTTCCGCTGAAGTTCTCATTTCAAATTTACCTCCGTTTTATTTATAACAGTATAATAACACTTTTCCATATAGGAAACAACTAGCATTTTAAAAGAATAAAAAATATTTTTCGAGATTTTTGTTGACAATTAGGAAACTTAGGTTTAGTATTGAGTTAACTTCAAAAAACGGAGGTGAGCAAATGTATGAGTTCAACGTCAAAAGAATGAAAGCTGAACGCATTGCTAAAGGCATTTCGATTTCTGATATGGCAAAAAAATTAGGAATGACACCAGGAACTTATTCAAAAAAAGAAAACGGGCATATTAGAATTAATGTTGACGATTTAGCAAAAGTAATTGAAGTACTAGAATTGCCACAAGATAAGTGCGGTATTTTTTTTACTTATAGAGTTTCCGAAATGTCAACAGAACAAAAACAAACATCTTAAAAGGAGGACACAATGGAACAAATCACGTTAACCAAAGAAGAGTTGAAAGAAATTATAGCGAAAGAAGTTAGAAATGCTATAAAAGGCGAGAAACCAATCAGCTCAGGTGCAATTTTCAGTAAAGTAAGAATCAATAATGACGATTTAGAAGAAATCAATAAAAAACTCAATTTCGCAAAAGATTTGTCGCTAGGAAGATTGAGGAAGCTCAATCATCCGATTCCGCTAAAAAAGTATCAGCATGGCTTCGAATCAATTCATCAAAAAGCTTATGTACAAGATGTTCATGACCATATTAGAAAATTAACATTATCAATTTTTGGAGTGACACTTAATTCAGACTTGAGTGAAAGTGAATACAACCTAGCAGCAAAAGTTTATCGAGAAATCAAAAACTATTATTTATACATCTATAAAAAGAGAGTTTCAGAATTAACTATCGATGATTTCGAATAAAGGAGGAACAACAAATGTTACAAAAATTTAGAATTGCGAAAGAAAAAAATAAATTAAAACTCAAATTACTCAAGCATGCTAGTTACTGTTTAGAAAGAAACAACAACCCTGAACTGTTGCGAGCAGTTGCAGAGTTGTTGAAAAAGGTTAGCTAAATTCAACGGTAAGGATTTGCCCTGCCTCCACACTTAGAGTTTGAGATCCAACAAACACATAAGTTTTAGTAGGGTCTAGAAAAAATGTTTCGATTTCCTCTTTTGTAACAGTTTCAATTCCTTCATATCCTGGAAAAACAATTTTCTTTAAATCCGAAACATGTTTTTTTGAACCATCCTTTAAAGTAACTAGAAGTTTCATACTTATCACCTCCTTAGGTTGATAACAACATTATACATGAAAGGAGCATAAACATTATGCAAGAATTACAAACATTTAATTTTGAAGAATTACCAGTAAGGACATTAGAAGTTGATGGAGAACCATATTTTATAGGGAAAGATGTTGCTGACATTTTAGGATATGCAAACGGACGAGATGCTTTGTCAAAACATGTTGATGCAGAAGATAAGCTGACGTCGCAAATCGCGACGGCAGGTCAAAACAGAAATGTAACGATCATCAACGAATCAGGACTATACAGTTTAATCTTTTCTAGCAAATTAGAAAATGCGAAGCGGTTCAAACGTTGGGTAACTTCGGAAGTTTTACCAACTTTAAGAAAAACAGGAGCGTACCAAGTACCTAGCGACCCGATGCAAGCATTGAGGTTAATGTTTGAAGCTACAGAAGAAACTAAACAAGAAATTAAAAACGTGAAAGATGATGTTATTGATTTGAAAGAAAATCAAAAACTGGATGCGGGAGATTACAATTTCTTAACTAGAACTATTAACCAAAGAGTTGCACATATCCAAAGGCTACATGCGATAACAAACCAAAAACAACGTAGCGAATTATTCAGGGATATTAATTCAGAAGTGAAAAAGATGACTGGCGCGAGTTCAAGAACGAACGTAAGACAAAAACATTTCGATGATGTAATTGAAATGATTGCTAATTGGTTCCCGTCACAAGCTACTTTATACAGAATTAAGCAAATTGAAATGAAATTTGAAAATGGAATATAGGAGGGCTTAAAAATGAGTGAAGAAATGGCGACTTATTGGTTTAACAAAATGTACGAGCTCGGAATTATCCATGAAGTATTAAGGCAGGAGGGAGTTATCAAATGAGTAAAACTTATAAAAGCTACTTAATAGCAGTACTGTGCTTTACAGTCTTAGCGATTGTACTCATGCCGTTTCTATACTTCACTACAGCGTGGTCAATTGCAGGATTCGCAAGTATCGCAACATTCATATTCTATAAAGAATACTTTTATGAAGAATAAAAAAACTGCTACTTGCGCCAACAAGTAACAGTATCAAGCACTTAAGAAAAATTTCAAGTTAAATATAAAACGAAAAACGGAGGAAGTCAAGGTGTATTACGAAATAGGCGATATGATACGCAAAAATATTCATGTTAACGGATTCGATTTTAAGCTATTCATTTTAAAAGGTCATATGGGCATATCAATACAAGTTAAAGATATGAACAACGTACCAATTAAACATGCTTATGTCGTAGATGAGAATGACTTAGATATGGCATCAGACTTATTCAACCAAGCGATAGATGAATGGATTGAAGAGAACACAGATGAACAGGACAGACTAATTAACTTAGTCATGAAATGGTAGGAGGTCGCTATGAAGCAGACTGTAACTTATATCATTCGTCATAGGGATATGCCAATTTATATAACTAACAAACCAACTGATAACAATTCAGATATTAGTTACTCCACAAATAAAAATAGAGCTAGGGAGTTTAACGGTATGGAAGAAGCGAGTATCAATATGGATTATCACAAAGCAATCAAGAAAACAGTGACAGAAACAATTGAGTACGAGGAGGTAGAACATGACTGAACAAACTAATCAAGATGTCGATATTTTAACGCAACTAGGTGTAAAAGACATCAGCAAACAAAATGCAAACAAGTTTTATAAATTTGCGATATACGGCAAGTTCGGTACTGGTAAAACTACGTTTTTAACAAAAGATAACAATGCCTTAGTACTAGATATAAATGAGGACGGAACAACGGTAACAGAAGATGGGGCAGTTGTGCAGATTAAGAATTATAAGCATTTTAGTGCAGTGATTAAAATGCTGCCTAAAATTATTGAACAACTAAGAGAAAACGGAAAACAAATTGATGTTGTAGTGATTGAAACAATCCAAAAGTTACGTGATATCACTATGGACGACATCATGGACGGTAAATCAAAGAAACCGACATTTAATGATTGGGGCGAGTGTGCTACACGCATTGTAAGTATTTATCGTTATATTTCTAAATTACAAGAACATTATCAATTTCATCTTGCTATAAGCGGACACGAGGGCATTAACAAAGACAAAGATGATGAGGGAAGTACTATCAATCCAACAATCACGATAGAGGCACAAGACCAAATAAAAAAAGCAGTCATCAGTCAATCTGACGTGTTAGCAAGAATGACAATAGAAGAACATGAGCAAGACGGCGAAAAAACTTATCAATATGTACTTAACGCTGAACCATCAAATTTATTCGAGACAAAGATAAGACACTCAAGCAACATCAAAATTAACAACAAACGTTTCATTAATCCAAGTATTAACGATGTTGTACAAGCAATTAGAAATGGTAATTAAAAATTAATTAAAAGGACGGTATAAAAATTATGAAAATCACTGGTAGAACACAATACATTCAAGAAACTAATCAAGAGGCATTCATGAAAGGTGGGGACTTTTTAGGAGCTGGAGAATTTACAGTAAAAGTTGCAAATGTCGAGTTTAACGACAGAGAAAACAGATACTTCACGATTGTTTTTGAAAACAACGAAGGTAAACAATACAAACACAACCAATTCGTCCCACCATTCCAACAAGATTATCAAGAAAAACAATATATCGAGTTACTTAGTAGATTAGGAATTAAATTGAACTTACCAGATTTAACTTTTGACACAGATCAATTAATTAACAAAATCGGAACTATTGTACTTAAAAATAAATTTAACGAGGAACAAGGCAAGTATTTTGTAAGACTCTCATATGTAAAAGTTTGGAATAAAGACGATGAAGTAGTTAATAAACCAGAACCTAAAACTGATGAGATGAAACAAAAAGAACAACAAGCAAATGGGAAGCAGACGCCAATGAGTCAGCAATCAAACCCATTCGCTAATGCTAATGGACCAATAGAAATCAATGATGATGATTTACCGTTCTAGGACGTGGTTTAAATGCAATACATTACAAGATACCAGAAAGACAATGACGGTACTTATTCCGTCGTTGCTACTGGTGTTGAACTTGAACAAAGTCACATTGACTTACTAGAAAACGGATATCCACTAAAAGCAGAAGTAGAGGTTCCGGATAATAAAAAACTATCTATAGAACAACGCAAAAAAATATTCGCAATGTGTAGAGATATAGAACTTCACTGGGGAGAACCGGTGGAATCAACTAGAAAATTATTACAAACAGAATTGGAAATTATGAAAGGTTATGAAGAAATCAGTCTGCGCGACTGTTCTATGAAAGTTGCAAGGGAGTTAATAGAACTGATTATAGCGTTTATGTTTCATCATCAAATACCTATGAGCATAGAAACAAGCAAGTTGTTAAGTGAAGATAAAGCACTATTGTATTGGGATACAATCAACCGCAACTGTGTAATTTGTGGAAAGCCTCACGCAGACCTAGCGCATTATGAAGCAGTCGGTAGAGGCATGAACAGAAATAAGATGAATCACTATGACAAACATGTATTAGCGTTATGTCGCGAACATCATAACGAGCAACATGCGATTGGCGTTAAGTCGTTTAATGATAAATACCACTTGCATGACTCGTGGATAAAAGTTGATGAGAGGCTCAATAAAATGTTGAAAGGAGAGAAAAAGGAATGAATAGACTAAGAATAATAAAAATAGCACTCCTAATCGTCATCTTGGCGGAAGAGATTAGAAATGCTATGCATGCTGTAAAAGTGGAGAAAATTTTAAAATCTCCGTTTAGTTAATACAGGTTTTTACAAAAGCTTTACCATAGGCGGACAAACTAATTGAGCCTTTTTTGATGTCTATTACCCAGGGGCTGTAATGTAACTTTAATACTTCAAATTCAATGCCAGAAAGTTTACTTATTGTTTCTAGGTTGTGTCCTGACTTTAACATTCTTTTAACAAATTCTAATCCCGAAACAAATCTTTGTTTTTCTATAATCTTATTAAAGTGATTTAAAAACTGAGGAGCATAAAACTTATTATAAATTCCTTTTTTTGTTAAGTAAGACATGTCAAAAGTTTCATTTAAAACCCCTAACCTTACTAGGTTATTAATTGAAATTTCGGTTGATTCTATATCTAACGGAGAGTCTTTTATTAACGTGTCCGATATATTCATACCGTCATTCTTTGGGTTTAAAACCGCTCTATATTTAACGGCAGGATGTACTTCGTGATTCTTTAAATGTTTTAAAAGAATAGCATCATTTGGGGATAATTGTTTAATTATTTCAACAAATGAATGGTGGGTTAATGAGTTTTTTCTGTCATCCATAGATGATGCTATTAGTTTTGCGAACATATTACTTAAAGTTTTTTCACTAATGTAAAACTTTGAAGCTTCTAGAGCAGGACCTAGAAGAGAAAATTGTGGTTCTTGTAAATTATTTTCAGGTACAGAAGATATTTCTTTTTTAAATTGTTCTTTGAATTTTTCAAATTCTACTTCTCTTTGATAAATAACTTTATCCACATAAAGGTGGAATTTCCCAAAGACAAGTTCCCAAGTTTTAGAGAATGTTTCTACAGGCCCTTTTGATGCGCCTTCAATAATTTTATCAATACCTTTACCTAAAATAGGATCCATAATTATTCACCCCCAATCTAACGCAATAGCGATAATAAAATTATACCAGAAAGGAGATAACGAAATGGCAACATTTAGAACGATAAAAGAAAGTGGCGATTTTGTAACTGTGCATAAATCTTTTGTGTTCGATAGTAATTTAAGTGCTAAAGCTAAAGGGATATTATTGTATTTCCTAAGTCGTCCTGACAATTGGCAAATATACACGTCAGAAGTAGTTAAACATATGAATGATGGACAAAAATCAATCAATAGTGGCGTTCAAGAACTTATGGATAATAAATATGTTCACAGAATACAAAAAAGAGCTGAAAACGGTGTGTTTAAAGGTTTTGAATACTTAGTTTACGAAAAACCAACCGAAATGCCATTTTCGGAAAACGGATTATCGGCAAACGGGTTTTCGGAAAACGGAAAAACGGAAAACCGAAAAGGGCGTACTACTAATAATAATAGTACTAATAATGATTTAACTAATAATAACAATACTAATAATGATGGAAGTATATTGTCGGGCAACCCGACTGTGTATTCCATTCCCTATAAAGAAATTATCGAATACTTAAACAAAAAAACAGGAAAGCATTTTAAACACAATACAGCTAAATCAAAAGATTTTATTAAAGCAAGATGGAATCAAGATTTTAGGTTGGAGGATTTTAAAAAGGTGATTGATATCAAAACAGCTGAGTGGCTAAACACGGATAGCGATAAATACCTTAGACCAGAAACACTTTTTGGCAATAAATTTGAGGGGTACCTCAATCAAAAAGCGCAACCAACTGGCATAGATCAATTGGAACGCATGAAGTACGACGAAAGTTATTGGGATTAGGGGGATATTATGAAACCACTATTCAGCGAAAAGATAAACGAAAGCTTGAAAAAATATCAACCTACTCATGTCGAAAAAGGATTGAAATGTGAGAGATGTGGAAGTGAATACGACTTATATAAGTTTGCTCCTACTAAAAAACACCCGAATGGTTACGAGTATAAAGACGGTTGCAAATGTGAAATCTATGAGGAATATAAGCGAAACAAGCAACGGAAGATAAACAACATATTCAATCAATCAAACGTTAATCCGTCTTTAAGAGATGCAACAGTCAAAAACTACAAGCCACAAAATGAAAAACAAGTACAAGCTAAGCAAACAGCAATAGAGTACGTACAAGGCTTCTCTACAAAAGAACCAAAATCATTAATATTGCAAGGTTCATATGGAACTGGTAAAAGCCACCTAGCATACGCTATCGCAAAAGCAGTTAAAGCTAAAGGGCATACAGTTGCTTTTATGCATATACCAATGTTGATGGATCGTATCAAAGCGACATACAACAAAAATGCAGTAGAGACTACAGACGAACTAGTCAAATTACTTAGTGAGATTGATTTACTTGTACTAGATGATATGGGTGTAGAAAACACAGAACACACTATAAATAAACTTTTCAGCATTGTTGATAACAGAGTAGGTAAAAACAACATCTTTACAACTAACTTTAGTGATAAAGAACTAAATCAAAATATGAACTGGCAACGTATAAATTCGAGAATGAAAAAAAGAGCAAGAAAAGTAAGAGTAATCGGAGACGATTTCAGGGAGCGAGATGCGTGGTAATCACAAAACAAAATATAAAAGAAATATTACATTGTAGAGATGTATATGCTCAAAAGATGATTGATTTTGCAAACGGAGACCAAGAGAAACTTAAAAAACTTATTGATGATAAGTTGAAAGAAAAAGAAGAAAGACCCGCAATCGTCGAATATTAAGGAGTGTTAAAAATGCCGAAAGAAAAATATTACTTATACCGAGAAGATGGCACGGAAGATATTAAGGTCATCAAACATGAAGATAACGAGAATGAAGTTTATTCGCTCACAGGAGCCCATTTCAGCGACGAAAAGAAAATTATGACTGATAGTGACCTAAAACGATTTAAAGGCGCTCACGGACTTCTATATGAGCAAGAGCTAGGTTTACAAGCAACGATATTTGATATTTAGAGGTGGCGCAATGAGTAAATACAATGCTAAGAAAGTTGAGTACAAAGGAATTGTATTTGATAGCAAAGTAGAGTGTGAATATTACCAATATTTAGAAAGTAATATGAATGGCACTAATTATGATCATATCGAAATACAACCGAAATTCGAATTATTACCAAAACTAGATAAACAACGAAAGATTGAATATATTGCAGACTTCGCGTTATATCTCGATGACAAACTGATTGAAGTTATCGACATTAAAGGTATGCCAACCGAAGTAGCAAAACTTAAAGCTAAGATTTTCAGACATAAATACAGAAACATAAAACTCAATTGGATATGTAAAGCACCTAAGTACACAGGTCAAGAATGGATGGTATATGAGGACTTAGTGAAAGTCAGACGTAAAAGAAAAAGAGAAATGAAGTGATTTAATGCAACAACAAGCATATATAAATGCAACGATTGATATAAGAATACCTACCGAAGTTGAATATTAGCATTTTGATGATGTGGATAAAGAAAAAGAAGCGCTGGCAGATTACTTATATAACAATCCGGACGAAATACTAGAGTATGACAATCTAAAAATTAGAAATGTAAATGTAGAGGTGGAATAAATGGCGGGCATAAAAACGAAAGTGAGAATAGACGGTAAATTGATGACGCTTATTGATGTATCGGATAAATACGACATCAAAGTATCGACATTGATTACTAGGTACGACAGAGGGGCGAGGGGGAAAGATTTAATACAAAATGTAGTAAAGCCTAAGAAAGTAAAGGTTGACGGCAAAATGATGACTGTTAGCGAAATAGTTAAAAAGTACAACCTAAGCAAAGGACTAATTAATTACAGGATAGCAAAAGGGCTAACGGGCGATGCGCTTATTGCGCCACCACAAGAAAAACCCCCTTCTAAATACACTGAATATGAAAATGAGCAGATGAAAAAGAAAGGACTCACGCCCGAAATAGTTAGAAACAGAGTTGCGAAGGGTTGGGAGATGTCGGAAGCAATTGATGCACCTTTCGGCATGAAGCTAAACGACTATAGAGAAATACAAATAACAAAAGCTTTGGAGCGAGAGCGTGAAATGGCTAGGCAACGACGTAAAGAAGCTGAGCTAAGAAGAAAGAAGCCACATTTATTTGATGTGCCACAAAAACATTCACGTGATCCGTACTGGTTCGATGTCACTTATAACCAAATGTTCAAGAAATGGAGTGAAGCATAATGAGCATAATTAGTAACAGAAAAGTAGATATGAACGAAACGCAAGACAATGTTAAGCAACCTGCACATTACACATACGGAGACATTGAAATTATAGATTTTATCGAACAAGTTACGGCACAATATCCACCACAATTAGCATTCGCAATAGGTAATGCAATTAAATACTTGTCTAGAGCACCGTTAAAGAATGGTCATGAGGATTTAGCAAAGGCGAAGTTTTACGTCGATAGAGTATTTGACTTGTGGGAGTGATGACCATGACAGATAGCGGACGTAAAGAATACTTAAAACATTTTTTCGGCTCTAAGAGATATCTGTATCAGGATAACGAACGAGTGGCACATATCCATGTAGTAAATGGCACTTATTACTTTCACGGTCATATCGTGCCAGGTTGGCAAGGTGTGAAAAAGACATTTGATACAGCGGAAGAGCTTGAAATATATATAAAGCAACATGGTTTGGAATATGAGGAACAGAAGCAACTAACTTTATTTTAAGGAGATGTAAAAATGAAAATCAAAGTTAAAAAAGAAATGAGACTAGATGAATTAATTAAGTGGGCGCGAGAAAATCCGGAGCTATCAAAAGGAAAAATTTTTCTTGCAAAAGGTTTTAGTAATGGATCCGTTCGTTTTCAACGAAATACAAATACGTGTTCGATATCAAGTTTTATTCCAATTGATATCCCCTTCATAGTTGATATTGAAAAAGAAGTAACGGAAGAGACTAAGTTTGATAGGTTGTTAGAGGTATATGAGATTCAAGAAGGAGTCTATAAATCCGCATTACACAAAGGTATCAGTTTGAACGAACGTTTTGAAGACGACAATATTTTTCCTACTAAAGCATTCTATATCTTAAACGATGACATGACGATGACATTGATTTGGAAAGATGGGGAGTTGGTAGAATGATGTTGAAATTTAAAGCTTGGGATAAAGATAAAAAAGTTATGAGTATTATTGACGAAATCGATTTTAATAGTGGGTACATTTTGATTTCAACAGGTTATAAAAGTTTCAATGAAGTAAAACTATTACAATACACAGGATTTAAAGATGTGCACGGTGTGGAGATTTATGAAGGGGATATTGTTCAAGATTGTTATTCGAGAGAAGTAAGTTTTATCGAGTTTAAAGAAGGAGCCTTTTATATAACTTTTAGCAATGTAACTGAATTACTAAGTGAAAATGACGATATTATTGAAATTGTTGGAAATATTTTTGAAAATGAGATGCTATTGGAGGTTATGAGATGACGTTCACCTTATCAGATGAACAATATAAAAATCTTTGTACTAACTTTAACAAGTTATTAGATAAACTTCACAAAGCATTAAAAGATCGTGAAGAGTACAAGAAGCAACGTGATGAGCTTATTGGAGATATAGCTAAGTTAAGAGAGCGCAACAAAGATCTGGAGAACATGTGGCGCACAGTCAAAAATGAATTGCTTGGAAGATACGAATTTTACCGTTTTAGACTTAACGAACTACAGATTGAGAGTAGAGCGAACAAGGCAGTAGCTATAAACATGGGAGCTAAAATCAACGCAAGTGCTATATTGTACCGAATGGACAAATTAGACGGAACAAATGAGTTCTACGAATTTTTAGGACAAATGGAGGATGACACTAATGAATAACCGTGAACAAATAGAACAGTCCGTTATAAGTGCTAGTGCGTATAACGGCAATGACACAGAGGGATTACTAAAAGAGATTGAGGACGTGTATAAGAAAGCGCAAGCGTTTGATGAAATTCGCGAAGCTATTAATGCGCAATGGGTTGAGTATCCAGAAGACTGGGCGTCAGAGGTTTT